AATCGGAGCAAGACAAATTTGAAAACGCAGCTAAGGCTGGGTTTACGCAGCGATGTTTCCAAGGGACTGGTAAGCGAACAGCAGCACCGAAGGCAGAGGGAGCAAGTCACTTTGCTAACCTCGGCATTTACCGTCTTGCTGAAGCTTGCGTTCGTCGCATGGGCATCGACCCTGAGAAGCACACCAAAAAAGACATCGCGCGAATGGCGATGGGACACGCTCCGACGCTCAACAACGTTAAGCGCGGTTTGGCTGATGTTTTCCATACTACAGGATCTTTCCAGAATATCCTGTTTGATGGCCTCAACAACACGCTCAGGGCGGCTTACGAAGAAGCTCCTTACACTTGGTCTTCTTGGGTTCGTCAGCGTCAAAGCGTTGAGGACTTCAAAGATATCCACGCTACGCAGTTGAGCGAATTTCAAAATCTTGAAGTCGTTCCCGAGGGCAAGGAGTATCCCGAAAAGAAGCTCAGCGACCGACGCAAGACCTACAACATCGACAAGTTCGGTGCGAATTTCTCGGTGACCTGGGAAACCATCATCAACGATAACCTTGATGCATTGTCTCGCATCCCATCGATGCAAGGCGTTGCGGCTCGACGGACTCAGGAACAGCTCGTCTATGACACGTTTTTGAGTAACCCGACGATGCCGGATGGAGTTGTTTTGTTCTCGGCATCGCACGTTAGCGGGCGAAACATTACCTCGACGACTCCAGCGGCTCCGAGTGAAACGACTCTCGACGAAGGCTTTGAGTTGATGGCCAAGCAGAAGGGTCTAAACGGCTCGGTGCTTAACTTGGTTCCGTCGGTCTTGCTTGTGCCTCAGCGATACGCAGCAACGGCTCTGCGGATCACGAACAGCCTTTCGTTCGCGCAGACCAACGGCAACGAAGGTATCTCAAGCCTCTACGGGGTGAACGGCGTTCGTCCATTGCAAGTGGTTGCAACTGCTTTGCTCGACAACAACAACGCGACCAACTGGTATTTGATCGCGTCAAGTTCGGTAGTCGATACCGCCGAGATCGTTTTCTTGCAGGGCGAAGAATCGCCGGTGCTGGAAAACGAATGGACGATGCTTAGCGACAAGTACGATTTCAAGATCCGTCAATCGATGGGTTGCGCGATGATCGATCATGTCGGATTCTACGGCAACCGCACCTAGTTCGGTTGATTTATCGCCCCTGGGCAGTTGCCCGGGGGCTTTTTGGGACAGCAAGAATTTTTTACAAAACAGGAATATAAAAACATGGCAGGCATGAAAGACTTCAAACCGTACGTCGATGACTTCATCGGGCCAGCGGTATCCTTTCCAACTTCGGCAAACATCGCTTCCCCTTGGGTCTATGCGATTACTGGGGCAGCACCTCCGACAGCACAGAGGAACAACGACCGAAAGGTCTTGACCCTTACAAGTGCGAGCCAAATCCAGATCCTCGGCGGCGGTCACGGTGATGCGTTGGCGTTCGATATCGACGACGTTCAGCGGGTTGTTATGCGGGCTCGGATCGGTGCATCGACCTTTACCAGTGGATCCATCTTGGTCTTCGGTCTCGGTTCGGCTCGAAACGATACCGCCGACAGCGTTACGGCTCATGCTTGGTTCCGAATGGAAGGGGCTAACAGCACGAGCCTTGTTTACGTTGAAACGGATGACGATGTGCGAGACAATAACGATGTCTCGACCGGCGTTGCCCTTGGGACGACCTACAAGGAGTTCGTTATCGACTTCACCGGCGGCAAGCAGGACGTTAAGTTCTACATTGACGGAGTGCGAGTGGCGAAAGACACGACTTTCGATATGTCGAGTTACTCGGCTGGTCTTCAGCCGATTGTTCAACTCCAAAAAGCGGCAAATACAAACGCCGACGTTTTCGAGTTGGACTACATCGAGATCGACGGCAAGCGTCAGTAACCAATGAGCCTTCACGATCTCATCCAAGAGGATGCCAAGAAGGTCTTCGTCAACCCTGATGACTTTGCAGAGCCGATCGTTTACTACAAGCGGAACGGTCGGTCTCGCAAGATCGATGCGGTGGTTGTGCGGGAGGCCCTTGGCATTCTTCCTGAAGATGGCGATGTTGTGTATCCCGTTTTCGAGATACACGTTGCGAATGATGAGACTGAAGGCATCGCAAGCGACGAGTTGAATCTAGGCGGTGACGAACTAGAATTTTCAGATCGAGTCGGTCAACCTGTTAAAAGGCACTCGATCCTAAGACTGACAAGTCACGATGAAGGGATGCTGATTCTCGAATGCCGGTAGCAGTGGTTGAAACAATCGCTCTCGCTCTCAAGTCGCGTCTCGATGCGATGGTTGGCAGTGGTTCGTACTCGACGGAGATCAGCGAGGTACAGCGTCCAAAACGGTTCGCAGACTTTACGCCAAGGCATAACCAGATCGTTTTGACTCAGGGGCCATTGGATCGAGTCGGTGAGCTTGATAGGCCAGGCAATCCGCCTGCCAATGCCTATCGGCAAACCTTCAATATTCATTGTCACGTTATGCAAGACGAGCGAGGGCAAGAGGCTATCGACGAAATGCTAAATGCTTTCCATGCCGACGTTGTAAAAGCGATTGCAAACGGTTCGTCTACTTGGCATACTTTCGGCGGTAACGCTATCGATGCGGTGTTTGGCAGTGTACAATTCATCGCGGCGGATGGCGGGATCGATGGACTTACTGTCCCTTTGCAAATCACTTTCAGGGTCTCGGAAGATGACCCAACGGAGCTTCGGAACTGATGCTAAAAATCACAGTTGACGAAGCCTCAATTCGGCAAATGAAAAGCAACCTTGGAGCGTTCGGCGATCACTTGCCAAGGCACTTGGCTACAGCGGTTAATCGGACTGCAAAGACTGTCCGAGTGCAAGCAGCAAAGGCACTCAATCCGCTCGTTAACCTCAAGCTGTCGAGTGAGAACAAGGGCGTAGCCAAACCGATCAACAAAGCAGCAACGCTCAAGAAAACAATCAAGCAAAAGAACAAAGCCGAGCCCGGTAACGCAGGCGTAACGATTGGGCTTTGGGAAGGTCATCACTTCCCGGTTCGGATGAACGAAGCCAAGTCCTATAGTAAGAAGCGACGGGGCAAGAGGCAGAGTCTCGGAGTTCAATACAAAACGCACATGGGCGGCGGGTGGACTGTAGTCTCCGATGGGTTCATCCAGTCGCGATGGCGTGGCGATGTTTACCGGCCAGCTAGCGAAGGGGCTAGGAAGCTTGTTCGGGTTCTCAGCAAGCGACCCGGTGACTACTTCCGCGAAGGCAACATCGGGACAATTGCGGCGGATACTGCAAGGGAGCGACTCCCAATTGAAATCAATCGGCGGCTTAGAGAAATCATTCTTGCGGCCAGTGGACAGATTAAACTAAGAGCATCAAGGGAGCTAGGCAAATGACTCTACTAAAACGCAAGCGAGTATTGGCGGCAAAGATCGAAGCAACACCGGGAACGGCGGAGGCTTTAACGGCATCCGAAGCGGCTTTCAACTGCTATGACATCATGATCCAGAGCGAAACGGAACTTGAGGCCAGGGAAGGTCAGGCATCTTTCGGGATGCGTGCTTCGGTTCCAGGTAACTACAAGGGCAGGCTCACATTCAAGCATGATGCGTCTTGGGATGGCACGGCTACCGAGCCATCATGGGCCGATACATTCCTTCCTGCTTGCGGGTGGGTCAAGTCCGGTCAAGTGTTTACACCTCGGACGGAAGCCCCAGGGACAAACGTAAAGACCCTCACGATGGCAGTTTATATCGACGGCGTTCGTAAGCTTTTGCGTGGATGCGTTGGAACATTCAAGATCAACTGCCCAACAGGAAAAGCGGCTTTCCTTGAGTTCGATTTCATGGGTGTTTGGGAATCGCCGACTGATACGGCCATCCTTGTGCCTACCTATCCGACGGCAAGCCCATTGCGGTTCGCATCATCGACGACGACGTGGAACAGCGTTGATCTTGCAGTTGAGAACATGACGCTCGATAGCGGCAATACGATGATGCTTCGGGAAGATTCTAGCAACGTCGCAGGGCTCAAGTGCGGACTCATTACCAACAGGCTCATCAAGGTCACGGGGAACCCTGAGGCCAAGCTTGTTGCTACCAATCCGGTTTACGCCAAGATGCTCGACATGAGCGAGCACGCTCTGACCTGGGATCTTGACGGGCCTACCAACAGCAAGATAACGATCGCTTGCCCAAAGGCTCAGATCGTCGGCTTGACCGAAGCAGATCGAGAAAACATGGTCACTGATGAAATCGAGTGGCAAGGAAATCGAAACGGGTCATCCGTCGATGAAGAATGCTCGATCACCTTTACAGCGGCAACTTAATAGGCATCGGAGGTAACGTGCCAATCTTTTTAGAACCAGATCAAAGCTTTTTGGTGGTGCTTGCATCCGACAAGGACAAGCCCATCGAATCGCGACCAGTGTTTCGCGTCAAGTCTCAATCGATGCGGCATCAACGCAGATTGCTTGAGATTATCGACATCATCCACAAAGATGGCGTGACTGTTGACGAGATATTTGACGCAACCATCGAGCAACTAAAGCGGGTTGTTTGTGGTTGGTCGAACATGGGGCAACCGTTTAGCGTCGATGCTCTCGATGAGCTGTTGACGTTTAGCGAAGCTAGAGAGTTGCTTTCGCTGTGTGCGTACAATCAGCGAATGGATGACTCCGAAAAAAAAGACTGAGAGTCGCGGCATTGATACGGCAGGGATTGCTCTGTCGGCATTGCAGCGACAAAGAATGCAAAGACAAGGGAACGAGCCATGAACCGATCGAAATCGAATGCACAGCTTGCAACGGTGGCGGATGCGATCAATGCGATCAAGGCATCTTTCGCGTTGAAGGTTGCCCCAATCGATATTGCGATGGTCTCGGGCAATTCGTCGAGTTGGTTGATCTGTTCGATGAGGGCTTGCCACCTGTAGCGGGTGGGGCGCTTGATCAGGCGGTTAGTTTCCTTGAGGCGGCAAGACGGTTTAAGAACGAAGAACAACGAGCAAAAGCGGAGCGAGCATAGATGGCAGGCGATGCGGTCAAGATCGTTATAGCGGCGGAAGACAAAGCATCCGCACAGGCGATGAGCGCAGCCAAAAACATCGAGGCATCCGTTAAGGGCATCAAGGAGACCGGCCAAAAGGCTAAAGCCTCGACCGAGTTTATCGGCATTCTCGCTGGTCAACTTGGCGGCGGTCAGCTTGCGTCAGCGGCTCAGCAAGTCGCAGCTATCACAGAAAAGGTCGGCCAGTTCGCTGAGGTGCAAAAGCTAGGCGGGGCCGGTGCTAATCTTTTTAAGGCTGGTCTCGCGGCTCTTGTTGGCGTAATGTCGTTTCAGTTGGGCAAGTCGATCGGTGAAATGATCTTCGGAGTCGAGGAGGTTAAGGACGCACTTACGGAAGCAACGGAAGATGCTGATAGGTTCACGTCAGCACTGAACGAACTCTCCAACAAGAAGTTCGGCGAGACTCTCGAAGATATTTCGCTTGTTCGAGATCCAAAAGCCAAGCAGCAGGCGGCTTACGATGCTTTCCAAGGCATCCAAAAGGAGCTCAATAAAGCATACGATGGGATGCACTCAAGGCTCACGCAGATCGATAAACTCAAGTCGCAATTCGATCCGTTTGGAGGTAACACCGACGCGATCAATCAATTGCAAATAGAGGCGAATTCTCAGGTTGAAATCATCAACAATCTTGAGAAACAAAAGCAAAAGATGGGCGAGTTGTTCGGGCCAAGATCGTTGGAAATTCAGGCGATCAAAGACAGGCAGAAAGCAGAGGACGAAGCAGCGGCAAAAGCCAAGCAGATTAAAGACTCGGCACTTAATCAACTGAAGAAAGCCAACTTTCAATATCTCGAATTGACGAAGGGTATCGAAGCATCAAGGGAGGCTCAACTTGCCGACGAGGGAATCGTTGGTATCGATGCCGAGCGAATCATCTTGGCCGAGCGCGCAGCGGACATCGCCAAGAAGAACGCCGAAGATAAAAAACGAGCCGACGACGAAGAACAAGCAAGGCTCAAGCGGGTTGCTGACTTGCAGGCTAGTGAAACTCAAAGACTCGAAGAACAGCGGATCCTATTGACGCAAGGCGAAGAAGCTGCGAATCGATTTAGGCTTGTCCAAGATGGACTGTCGGAAGATGCAGCAGCTAGGATCGCAGCAGAGCAATCGGCATTAGACAAGCAAAAGAAACAAAGCGAACTAGCCAAGAAGCTTTCCGAGAAGCCTCAATTGATGGCGGTCGAGCAACGGCTTGTGATGCGCGGTGCTTCTGAGGACATCCAAAAGGATATTGCATCCAATACACTTAAGACGGTCGAAAAGCTCGATCAAGTAACCGAAGCAATCAAAGCGATGCCGAAACAAGGTGCTGAGAACAATCTGCAACTGGAGTTTGTTTCGTGAGTAACATCATCGAAGTAACTGAAATGTGGAGCAAGCCGGTTTCATCGGTCACGCTATCGGACAATTTCCGCAAGCGACAGATCAAGCTTCAGCGAGCGTTTCAAATCCTAACGACTCCACAGGCTAAAGAGGTCGATTGTTTTTCATCGACCGGCATCCTAGAAGGAGATCGATTCTCGGCAGACTTTCCGTATGCTTTCGCTGACAACTTTTCCTTGAGCCGGCAAAGCTTGATCCTATGGCAACTCAACATCGACTACACCGGCGAACTAGGGCCAAGCGAGAATGAGGACAATCCGCTATTTGCTCCACCTCGAATCGATTGGGACGACGTTGAGACTGAGGAAGAAATAGACGAGGATTGGGACGGAAACCCGATCCAGACGGTTAACGGTGAGCCGATCGAGGGCGTTAAGACCTTGCTACCGGATCAGACGGTCACGATCAAACGGAACATGCTGATGTTTAATCCGTTTATTCAAGCTTCCTATCGCCGGTCGGTCAATTCCGATGCGTTTTTAGGATGGCCACCTGGAACAGCCAAACTGATGAAGCTTTCGGCATCCAATGTGGTCACGCCTCAGCTTGCCTATTGGGAGGTCACGGGACAGATTCGATTTCGGTATCCATACAGAACCACGAACGAGAAAGCGTGGTATCGTCGGACTCGGCATCAAGGTTTCTATAAAAAAATCGAAATCGACGATCCTGCCAACCCAGGCGAAAAGAAAAACATCATCGTCCGGGCGCTCAAGGGCGGTGAGCCTACAAACCGTCCGGTGCTGCTCGATGCGAACGGTTTTGAGATACCACAGACCGAAGGTCAACAAGTGCAGGCCCACTGGTTAGAGTTTAAGATTTACAATCCACTTCCCTACGGAGCATTGGGACTACTATGACAACGATTCCAGATATTACGATGGTTCTCCCTCCCGAGGTCATCACTAATTACACGATTGCCGGTAATGCGGACATCGCCTACACCAAGATCGCTCAAAGGGTCTTGGCTGAATCCGTTATTCCGCTGACACAGGCTAGGGTATGGGATGCGGTTCAAACCAACTTACCAGCGACACCGGCCAGCGATGATCTAGGCATCATTACAGGCACTTGGGGAACGAATCCGGTCAGAATTACGGCTGGTGACGTAAAGGCTCTAGGATCGACGACTAGGCGGCTCTATGTGGCCATTCCGATCCCGGCCAACTATGAGGACGGCCAAACTATCCAACTCAGGATCCGTGCCAAGATGGAAACCACGGTAGCGGACGTCTCTTGCACGATCGATGCTGAGGTTTACGTCGGCTCGGATGGTTCGCTTGGGTCGGATCTTGTGACGACTTCAGCGGCCTCGATGAACAGCCTGTCGGCGGCTAACTATGATTTCACGATCAACGCTACGGGCGTGGATCCTGGGGATCTGCTCGAGGTTCGCATCTCGATTGCTAGCAACGATGCAGCAACGGCCACGGCGGTTACTCCGGCGATCTACTCGGTTTCGTTGCTCTGCGATACAAGGGGCTAATCAGTGGCTCAACAGATCGGAGCGTATACGCCAAAGCAGGCTAAGCGTATTTGGGATGCGGTGCAAGCTTTCGAGCGATCAGGCACAGCGTCTCAAGGGGCTTTCCTGCCTTACACGCCGACTCCGATCTACTTCGTCAACAAGTCAACCGAGACGATCCCTCCCTATGGTTGCATCCAAATGATCGGAGCGAGCGACATCGACGGGACGACCTACCTCGAGGTGGATCGGCCATTCGACTACACCGATTCGGTAATGGGGCCGTTCTTGCTCAATGGGCCAGGTGAGTGCTTGCCCGATGAAATCGGTACGGCTCAATGGGGGCCAGTGTTTAGAGCTACCAAAGACTCATCGACCTACACAACCGGAACTCGGATGGGGCCGGTGACATCATCTTTCGATCTGTCGAAGGGTTGCTTGTTCACTTACATCGGCGACGACGAGCAAGAGGTCGATCTAATCAAGGTCATTGCCTGCGAGACTCCATTGCTAGCGGTGGCTGGATCGGGCATCTCGGCGAACAGTATCGGGACAGTAACCGCGAAGGCTCCTGGCTCTGGTAATTGGACAGCGGGAAGCGTAACATACACCGCATGGAATCCGACCGGCGTTGCAATCGGTTCAGCGGCTCTTGTGCTGCTGTTTCCAGTCGATGCCAAGTGGCTTGCTGTGGAGCTCTGCTAATGGGTGGAATGGGTCGCTGTTGTTGCACTTGCGATTGCTTGCCATTGGAGGACTTACCAACGGTAACCATTAGCGGCTACACCGGAGGCGGTTGGAGTGGCGATTGTTGTTACGAGCAAACATTTACGCCAAACAGTACGCCAAGTTGGTCTAAGTCTTGTAGCGGGATGCTTTATGAATCGTCCGAGTCCTACAATTGCGTGACTCAACATTGGATCCAAAAAAGCCCGGATTATCGCGGTTATGAAATCTTCCCTAGTGGTTGCGATGAAATACCGGAGGATTATTGCTGTTATGGAGACTCCGAGCATATCGCGACAACGACAACAGAGCAAACATCATCTGAGAATGCTTTCCTTGCTGTTTGGCGACGGGTCAAGTATATCAAAGTTCGGGTCAGTCAAGAGGAAGTTGATTGCAGCGGGGTCGAAGGGGAAACTGGAGGATGCAAGATCGTTATTCGATCGCGATTCGTTTATGAATGGGTATCTAAAGTCTACATGGATGAACGCGACATTATTGAGCAAAGTGTGACTATGGTTAACACTACATGCTTCGAAGCTAATCCTCTTTACACCTACGAGGATGCAGAGCCTGCTTTGATGACCTGTAGCGATGTTCCATCGGATCCACCAACGGACGAAAATTACGCTTGTATCTACGGTGGTGAATTCTATTTTGATCGAGTGAAATACTTCGATGAAATGCCGACTGGAAACCTTACTTTTGAGAACACAGATATTCCAGGTTGCGACTCCACATCATGCGACTACGAACCTTACAGCTATGTCTCGTCAGTTTGCATTTACGGGCCATCGACGGAACTTGATGATAACGAGTGCGAGTTCTATCTGTCTTGCTATTGCGTATCTCCGCCAACGCAAAGAAGCGTAACGCTAACGCAAGAAGATACAATTTGCGAAGGTAACTCAGTAACCGAGGTAGGGCCATGCGATCCAGCGGAAGAATTGCTTTGCAACACACTGACGACATCATGCCGAAACCCAGGCGATCCACCGAACTTTTCCTACGATTGCAACGACGGGGAGTCGGCAAGTATCCTTGGGTATATCGACACAACGGGACGATTCGGGTGCAACTTTCCTGACGGCGAAAGAGGCGGAAATATTCCCGAGCCTGCTTACAGCGGGCCGTTTTTTTTGTTCAATGGGTGCGGTGGTGGTTTTTCTCCTTATCAAAGCTTGCCAGGGTTGGGAGGGGAGGTTTATCCTTGGGTGCGTACTTACGAATGTACCGAGATCGCTTGCGATGAGGCTTGCTGTCGATTCTATGACGATTGCCCGAATTGCTTTCCCGATGGTGTTTGCTTAGAGCTATACGAGCGTCCTTGGTCAACGGTTACTTCCCATACTCGCTCCCAGACTTGCACAGGTCTCCAATCCGCTTCCGTTTGCACAAGTGCACCATCATGGACAATCACACTGTCTTAAAAATCAATCTAGATGGCTCTCGCTATGTCGAGCAACCGCCACCCGTGCCAACGTCGAGCAAGATCGAGCTAGTCGGTCAGCAACCGCAACCAAGGCAACCAGTGAGCCAGGAGCAAGTGATTGCAGCAAGGGTCGAGCGAACAGCCAAGCAAGGTCGATTCGCATGGTCTCTGCTTCACAACTATCGCGGGTTCGATCCTCAGTGGCTAGAGCTGTGGATCTATTTCATTCCGTCGAGATGCGATTGCAGGGACGGATTCCAGCACATCTTGAAAGACTTGCCACCCGATCACTCAAGCCCAGAAGCTTTTTTCGCCTGGGGCGTTAGGCTTCACAACGCAGTCAACGCGAAGCTTGGCAAGTCACAAATCACGCTAGACGAAGCTTACTTAATTTGGAGGAAAGACGATGCCGGGATCACCAAAAACAGCGGGACGGATCTATCTTGAAGAACTCTGCAGAAAGTTTCCTGAAGCTTCCAATCTTGGTCTAGCCAAACGAGCCAAAAAGGAGCGACCGGAAAGCTTCGCGACGGTTGAGAATGCTAGATCTTTGATTCGTGAAATTCGCGGGGCTCACGGCAAGCATAACCGACGCAATGCAACCCAACCACGGCCCAAAGGAAAAGCGGGCCAAATCCCGAAGATGCCACCATCGCTAGCAGAGGCTTGGGAACCCGTCCAGATTAACGCCAAGCGAGTTGCGATCGTATCCGATGTGCATATCCCGTATCACTCCGAAGTGGCTTTTGGTGCAGCAGTAAAGCGTCTTAAATCGATGAAACCAGACTGCCTACTAATAAACGGTGACTTTGCGGATTTCTACCAAGTCTCAAGGCATCAACGAGATCCGAAGCATCGGCGGTTTTCGGAGGAGCTCAAGTCAGTCGTTGAAGGGCTTGAGTGGTTGCGGTCGGAGTTCCCGAAGATCCGCATCATCTACAAGCAGGGCAACCATGAGGAGCGTTGGGATCACTTCATTTGGAATCGAGCCCCTGAGATCTACGATCTTGCAGCGGTGCGAATTGACGAACTAACGCAATGCAAGCGACTTGGAATCGAGATGGTCGGCGATCAACTTCCGATCATGCTTGGTAAGCTTCCGGTGCTTCACGGTCATGAATTAGGGCGGTCGATCTTCTCTCCGGTCAACCCAGCTAGAGGGGCATTCCTTCGGACGCACCATACTGTGCTAGTTGGTCACTCGCATCAAACATCGGGCCATGCTGACACCGATATGTTTCACAGCGAGACGTTCGTATGGTCGACGGGTTGCTTGTGCGATCTGACTCCAGCGTATGCGCGGGTAAACCGTTGGAATCACGGTATGGCATTCGTCGAAGTTGCCAACGATGGAAGTTTCAATGTTGCGAATTTCCGTATAAACAAACATGGAGAGGTTCGAGGTGCTTAAATGGATAACTTTCGAGCCCTTCGGGACGCACTCAAGCAAGCCAACCCAACAATCACGGTTTCGGTCAGGCGGTGCAAGATGCCTGCGAGATTGCTGGGTG